GGGTGGTCAAGATCTGAAATGACCTCCAAAACTTCTGGCAAGATCTTCATGCCAGTGTCAAACAATTTTTCAAAGCCACTCTGCAGCTGAGCTTTCTCCGCCTTTTCTCGAATCGTGTCAAAATTATGCTCATACGTTGGGTTTCTGATATTCGCGTTGATTACACGAGCATATACATTGACAGCCAAAGAGACCGGTGTAGCAAGCGTCTGCAGTGTGTTGAAAACGTAGATGTACAAGTATCCAAAGACCTCTTTGTAAGATCCGGGATTATCATACAACTTCAGCATGTTGAAAACATGTGAGTACTGTGCTTGTAGTTTCACGTTGATGTTCTGAGCAGCATCTATTTCAACGTGATTCAGTGTTGTTAACCTTTGCAGGTTCATTGGTATTTTAGTCACAGGAGTCCAGGCTGCAATCAATTTTCCTTGGTAAAAAGGGGTGCCATTCACAACAATCGTAAATTCTAAATCACCATTGAGATAGGTGAAATTCTTTAAGAAAGCATTTTGAGGATTTGCTGCTGCGAAGGCACGTGGAAATTCCAAAATTGCCAAAGGAGAGCCAGGCAAGGTAGTAGCATCCCAGTCAAAACTCGCAACAAGCGAATCTTTGGCCATTTGCTCACCCAACGATCTTGTAGGATCATTGTAACTCATTGCCATTAGAGGCTCAGCACTCTGTACTGCATCTCCTTTGTCAGCCTGCACCACTGGCGTTGTGTTTGTTAAGTGGACAGTTTGTGATCTGTTTTCTGTGTCTGTCGACGTATTCGCAACCACGGGCTCTTCAACATCTAAGACAGCAGATGAATTCTGTGTGTTAATTTGGTTCGTTTTTGACATTTTTAACATTTGTTGGTGTACCATTGTCGGCGCGTATTTAATGTCTTGCGTACTAACTTGGATTTTAGCTAGTCCTTTTCGACAGTCTTCGGTCCATTTCTGTTCCAGTTCTTGATAAGTCGGCGGTTCAAAATCTTCTCGGCTCAGAAGTGCATCTCTTGTTTCAGTGTAGACTTGCTCTCCATGATGCATAGCTTCAGCCAATGCCATCTTACCAATCACGTGTTCGTATTTCTCACCAGCAACATAGCTCATGCCTTTGTTACTCCACATCAAGGAATTATGCAAAGAACCAATTTCAATAGGTGCCTTATAAAATCCACCATCAGCGACGAATGTCCGTTTGAGGAAGCTCATTTGTTGTAAGTTTCGTAATGCTCCTCGAGAGACCAATGTTTCATAGTCATCATAGGCCATCGTCACGTCCGGCTTTTCTTTAGACTCCGTAGTGATTTCGATCCCGTACTTTTCCAAGACGAGTGCAACTCTAGCTAAGTTGAATTGCGGTGAATCTTGTCGCACAATGTGGATGTTATCATCGCCAAAGAACGAAGACGCCACTCTATCATCAATCTCTTGCAAACTCATTTCAGGTGAAATTTCCTTGAATGCAAAGTAGAATATCATTTGATTGATTAGCGAATTGAACTCGGCAGTTCCAAAGCAACCAGATGGCAATCCATGTGTTTTTCGATACAAATGCGATCCGACTGCAACTTGTGAGAGACAGTATTCAGCAATGAGTCTTGTGCGATAGACTCCTTCTGCCTCTTCTCCTTGCTGTGCATACCAGTTGTTGATGATTTCAGCTAGCATGAGGAAGTAAATTGGGTAGAGCGACCCATCAAACTGTGAAAAATCTGCAGCAAAGCCATAGTCTCCTTTCTCTTGCAAACGATTCGCAAGAGCAGTCCAGCCATAACCAAGCGGATTCACTCCCACAGCTATGCTACTTCTGTCTGTGGTCCTATGCAAAAAGGCCACAAAGTCAAGCATGTATTTTCTGCACAGCATGACAGCAATTTTGTTACATCCCATGAAGAGGCGAGTTTTTCCAGCTCTCATTTTCTCTAGAGGTCGAGGTTCATCTTTCAGGTAAGCAGTATAGATAAAATCAAAATACTCACCAGATTTCATGTCTCTCTTCACTCTTCGATACTCCTGAAGGCCAAAATCAGTGAAATAATGTCTCATTTCACGCTCATAGAACAGAGGTGTCCTCGTACTAGTATAGTACTCTCCATCTGAACTAGAGAAGTTCATCTTCTCAGCCCCTTCAACATCAGGATGTCCGTTGATGTTCATTTCTTTGGTGATCCTTCCTGTCGTTACAAAATCATTCAAGCTCTTTCGTGAAAATTTGCATGACATGTGTTCAATAATCTCGTTCATTAAATGCAAAGGGTATTGATGGATGTCCTTATACATTTTCGCGAGTCCCACAGCCATGATCGATTCTTCTCCTCGATAACGGGGATCTTCTTTCTCTAAGACAGGTGGCGCAGTTGTTACTTCGCCAAAGACTCCAAAGTATGAAGTTGGTGTGATTTTACTTTTCCGTGGGACGTGCACTGTAGCATCGCCAAAGCGCACGAAC